TGGCCCAAATCTCTGGAACAGCAATACCTTCTTTCTGTCCAACTTTTTCGCACAACTCAATCTTTGTAATTTTTGCAGAACCAAACTTTCCGATTACTGCATCACCAATTTTCAATTTAACCATTTTGAACCTCACTGTAAAATTCTTCTAGTTGTTCTTCCAACCCCATGTCGGAATCAAACCCAACTAAATCTAAACAGATATCACCTTTTCTTTGTGAAACCATTGTCATTGCAACAGCATCTGAAACTGAAATGGGTGTTCCCATTTTTAGATAGTTAGTCATCTTGTCCATGAATAACTCTGTTAGTGCCCAATAGTAATTTTTAACTTTCATATTATTTCCTCTCATCATTGATTATGTATATACTATAACACGATAAGGAGGCGTTGTCAACCCCTAAAATAAACCCTTGATAATACAGCGTTTTATCCTACTCCGTTTGCCGCACCTTTTAGTTGTGGGTACGAATCACTTGCAACGATTCGGTTTCCTTGTCTATCAAATGTTTCTTTGGGAGCATTAGGGTCTGGAACTACATAACCATCATTCCAACCAAACGCCTCTTTGACTACAAATTCTGATAAACCTTTGTATATCTTATGCAAGGCTTTGTCTTTAGCACCGTTTAGTACTCTTGCTTCTCCAGCAGATAGTCCTTCCAGCATTTGGATATACATATTTTCTCGTTTGTTTTGATTGATATTTTTATCTGCACCTTTAATGAAGTGCCACAACTTTTTTGATTCTGTAGCAAGTCTAGTATGTTCTGTACCATCTGGAGCATCATTCACTCGAAATGGAACATCACCTTCTGGAACTGCCCAATGTATGTTAGGATCAAAAGATGCTTTAATAACCATCCTCAAACCATCTGTATTGTATTTTTTCAGAACTTTTACCTTCTGTTCTTTAGTTTTTGCTTTATGCACTTGATCTAAAATTTCGTGATAAAGTAATGTGAAATCATCGGCCATTTTAAAATTCTCCTATATTTTCTGTTAGTTCTCTTAACCGTTTTGTTGTGAAGTATGTGTAAAGTTTAGAACGGTCACCACAAGGCGCCTCTGAAAAATCAACCATGATATCTTTTGCAAGATTCTCTGGAATCATTTTTAGGTCTATCAACTTTTGATTTCGGATATAGTTTCGTCTAATTTCTTCTTCAAAGTCATCTATATTCATATCAATCCATACTTCAATTTTTTTCTTAGTTAAAGGTCTTTGTCTCAACCCTTCCACAAAAGTATGATCTGGCGATAGCACATTTGGTACACCGTCACTTGAATCACCCTTCAATATGTGTTGCTTTATATATGTCTTTGGGTCTTCACCATCGACATACTTTTTCAAGATTGGACTATACTGTTTAACATTAGAATAAGTTTGTAACTGAATGAAATCTTTATCACCACTTATAATCATGATCTTCTCTTCTTGAAAATTCTCTACAAGAGTAGCAATTATATCGTCTGCTTCTGCACCATACACTTCAACAAACTTGTATGGTAAGTTCTCTTTAAATTCTGCTTTAATAGCATTAAGACATTCAAAAATAGCGTTCCAATCATTACTGTCTTTCTCTCTACCCTTTTTCCTATTATGTTTATACTGTTCAAAATAATCTCTACGCCAATAGTGTTTGGAATCATATGTAAGAACAACTTCTCCATACTCTTCATGAAACATATTTCTATACAATCTGATAGAGTTTAGTATCATGTGACGTATCATCTTATCATCAACTTCATCACTTTTTGACATTTGCTTTGACATCATAACTGATGCTAAACAAATTTGGTTCATATCTATAATAATCATTCTTGTGTCGTATCCTTCACATATTTATTAATTGCTTCTCGTAATGGATGAACGTAACCCAATTCTCTCATGATTGTTGCCTTTACACATTCTGTAATAAATCTTATGTCACCCAACATCTCTGGTGATTCAATATTGAATCCTTCTTCCTTCAATGACTCCATAAATTCAATCAAATAATCTTCGGTTAACTGATCCATAAACAACATATCTTTCTGTATCTTAGATATCTTATTTCGTTTTGCTTTAGATATCTTTTGATAAGAATCGAACCACTTAGTTGGCCCCTTTACGATTTTTGCTGGATCTACCCCTTCGGTACTATCGTCACCCATTTTATTTTTCTCTCTTGTTCACGACCATAAAAATTGTCCATCCACTGACCACCTTTTAAATATGATCTAAGATTTCTAAGATAACCCTCTATATCGGCAAGTCTAGAGATAGAATGTTTTTCCTTTAACCTCACTTGACGCTTCAATTCTGGCAACTTATCTTGATTCCAAGTAATCCAATCCTTAACATTTTTGGCACACAAGGGATGTTCCTCATCTAACTCTAAAACATTTGGGTGAATTGATTTGTTCTTTGCTGGTTTTTTAGCAGCACGAACTTTCGCCATTTTATCATGATTATTCAAAACTACATCCTCTCTTCTATTTCTCTTTGTTTCTTCTGCCATCTCTTGACACCTGCCTTTTTGGCAATCCTTCTCTTTTCAGATGGTTTTTTATAACCTTCTGACCTATCTCTAATCTCTTTCATAATACCTTCTTGAAGCATCTTCTTCTTCAAGATTCTAAGAGCTTTGTTGACATCGTTATTTCTAACTGCAACAGTCATACCACTATACTCTTTAGGTTTATCTTCTCTAGGTCTTCGTTGAAAATCGCCTTTGGGTTTCCACCCTCTACTGTTATCTTTTCTCATATATACCTACTTATTAAAGTTGATTGATTTAATTCTACCATTGTATTCAAATGTAAGAATTGAATGTGAGTAAGAAGTTCTTTCAACTTCATTATACCTAGTAACATTTGAACAGACGTTTCTAACCTCATGTTCTTTACTACCGATATTTGAACCGATAACAACACCTAGTACTTTACCGATATCATTACCATCACCAACTTTGTTACCAATGATACCACCGATAATAGCACCTAGTAGTGCATCACCATTACCTTTTAGAGCATTGGTTGTACCACTCATAATGCCGCCGTTATTAACTTTGACATCTCTACATACCGTAACTTGGTATGGTACTTGTTGGATGATTGTTTTTTCTACATCTTTGACAGATATAATTTTTGCTCCTGCTGGAATTGATTGAGCAGTTGCACTCATACTTGTAATTGCAGCCACTATGGCAGCACCTATTATTACTTTTTTTAACATATTTAACCTCTTGGTTTGTTATTGTATATATAGATTAACACAAACTTTAACCATTGTCAAGTGTTTTTTTATGTAATTCTACAAAATATTCTGCATCTATCAGAACCAGAGGCCTTGATTTGTTACGTTTTATTACAACTATAGGCTGATAATCACCAGAGTTTTCATTTGCCTGTTCAAACGCCTTCCAGACGTTAACTGATTCTTGATTCTTACACTCTATTGAATATGGAAACTTTGCACGAGCAGCACGGGCCATAATCAAGTCCTCACCACCAGCACCCATACTTCTGGATTCTACATCCTCTGGGTGTACCTCTAATTTCTCAATCAATTGGTCACGAACCCATTGTTGTAATCTTCTACCTTTAGCTTTCGCTGATTGTGTTTTCATAAAAATACCTTGCTATCAATTCATGTCCTTTTGCATTTGGATGACTATCTTCTTCGGATATAGTCATACCTTTATTTATATCCCAAAAAGTCATACCCCCAAGGTCACTTATGAAAGGCCAACCTATGATATGAGTATCATCTATATTATGTTTTTGTAGTTCCTCGTAAAACTGTTCTATTAATGGTATGTTTGGTTGGCCAGTGCGATATTCCACTAATCCAGTGCCACACCACTGCAATAGTTTTATATTATAATCATCACATAGTTTTTGCAAGGTAGTTATATTTTTTAAAAAACAATTTATTTGGAACTTTGTTGCTTGATTAGGATATTGTAATTCTTTGAGTAAATGTTTATAAACCTCATAGTCCAAAAGTTTTGACCAAGAACTATCAGTAGTAAGGACGTTAACTGGATTAAAATTTTTACCATAAACCCAAAATCTCCACATCGCAGACCATAATATCGCTACGGTGTCAATATCATTATGATTATGAACTATCTCATTTACAGCATGGTAGAATATCTGGTCATTACCAGAACCACCTACTCCAAAATTCTTATATTCCATACCTAAATGCTGAGATAATAATTTAGGCCATTTGGGAAAGTAATATGTTTTGCCAAGATGATATACAACATTATCTTTTAAATGTATTTCACCTTCATCTTCTGTATAACTACATCCAAATGTGTATAACATCAATCCCACTCATCTTCATCATCCCATGCTTCTTCACTCTCGATTTCGTCTTGTTGTTCTTCTTCTAGTTTTGACCCACAGAATGTGCAGAATCCTATTTTGTAATGTCTAGTGCTTAATGAGTGTGAGACTTTAAAATCAGCCTCACACTCTTCACAATTTATTATTTTTGTTGTCATATGTTTAATGTTTCGTTTCGTATGCATCTTCCCAACTACCAGACAATCCAGCGACTTCGTACTCTGTCACTCTATTCTCAAAGAAGTTAGTATGATCTGCAGCGTTAAGTATCCACTCCAACCAAGGAATTGGATTTTCTTTTACCTTAAAGTTAGTTTTCAATCCTAGTTGCAATAACCTTCTATCGGTAATATACCTTATATATGTCTTTACATCCTCGGCCTTTAAACCCTCTGGTTCACCTAGTGCATATGTCATATCTACAAACTTATCTTCTAGTTCAACTATTTTATCAGACATCTTGTAGATTTCTTTTTTAAATTCATCGTTAACAATTTTAGGTTTCTCTGAACAAAATGCTCTGAATAGTTTTGCAATACCCTCAACATGCATTGATTCATCTCTTACTGACCACTCAACAATTTTACCACAACCTTTCATCTTACCAAACCTTTGGAAGTTCAATAACATAATAAACGATGCAAACAAAGATACACCCTCATTGAATACAGATTTTGCAAGAGCAAGTCCTATACCTTTGTGTGTAGATACATCTGAGTCCATCATGAAATCTACTTTATCTGCCATTTCTTTATACTCTAAGAAGGCATGGAAGTCACTATCTGGTAAACCTAGTGTCTCATTTAATAATGCATATGCTCTTTGATGAATACCTTCTCTTGATGCAAAAGAACCAAGCATATTTCGTATTTCATTATTCTTAAACTTAGGTAAGAATTGGTCGAAATAGTTTTGTCCAACTGCAACATCTGATTGTGTAAACAATCTTAGTACGTTTGTAATATAATCTCTCTCTGAATCAGATAACTTATTACTCTTCCAATCTGAAACATCTTCTGATAAGTCTACCTCATCTTCTATCCAATGAACTTTCTCATGTCTTACGACCATTTCAACTGCCCACGGATAATAGAATGGTTTATACGCCTCTGAAAATGCCAAAAGACTTCCCCCACGGATTTTTAGAATTTCATCTGATTTTTCTAATAGTTGCGAAAAACCACCAATCCTAGAACCGTTAACAAAAATCTGTGGCACACTTTGGATGTTACCTTCTTTTCTATTTAATCTTTCTTCTGTATTATTCACTCTTTGATAAAACTGTAACCTTTCATCATCATTTGACATGCTATGTTCTGTATATTCAATATTATGTTCATTAAACCAGTTCTTAGCATTGACACAATATCCACATGTTGGACTTGTATATATTTGTACATCCATTTATCTTCTCCTATTTCTTTTTTAACCTTGACAGGCGATACATTCTTCTTCTTCTTGTTTTAATTCTGAATAATCTCTCAATTTATCTAGTGCGACTTTATCTGAAACCTTCTCTGTTTTTGATGTTGTTTCAGTCCTTAAATAATATAATCCTTTACACTCATCTTTCCATGCTTTAAAATGGGTCTGATGTATGTACTTCTTGGATGCACCAGCAGGAAAGAATAGATTAAGTGATTGTCCTTGACACAAAAACTTTTGTCTATCGCCTGCAAGTTCTACTACAAACTCTTGTCTCAATTCTGTAGCAGTCTTATAAACTTTCTTTAACTCATCTGATAAGAATGTCAGATGTTGGACACTACCATTGTTTGTAACGATTGAAGTCCAAACTTCGGAAGTGTTCATATTTAGTCTATTCAATTCTTCTTCTAAAAATCCATTCTTAATTAGGTGTGAACCAGCCCTAGTTCTGTGAGTATAAGCATTTGCTTTATTTGGTTCGATTGACGGTGAAGTGCCCACAATCATTGAAGAATTTGCATTGGGGGCAATCGCAAGTAAGTGAGCGTTACGCCTTCCAGTGCCCTCCATATCTGGAGCTACGCCCCGTTCAGCACCAAGTTTCAAGGTTTCCTCTACTGCTTTCTCTTTGATATCTTTAAAGATTTTGACGTTCAACTCTTTTGCTGTCACACTTTCAAGTGCAATGTTATTCTTCTGCAAATATGAATGAAACCCCATCGCTCCAAGACCAAGAGACCTTTCTTGTTCTGCTGAATATTTCGCCTTTGGTAAAGTATCTGGGCAGTTGTCAATAAAGAATTGTAATACATTATCTAAGAAACGAATCAAATCATTAACAAGATTTGTATCTTTCCACTCGTCATATTTCTCTAGGTTCACAGATGATAGACAACACACAGCAGTTCTTTCCTCGTTAGTAGGTAAGTGTATTTCATTACACAAGTTAGAACCATGTATCTTTAAACCTTTATCTTTCTGTGTTTGAGGCATATATCTGTTTGCAGTATCAATAAAATTAATATATGGTTCACCAGTTCTAAATCTAGTTTCTAGTAACTCTTCCCATAACTTTCTTGCATCTACGGTTTTCCTTGCAACCTTTTCATTTGGATCAATCAAATCCCAACCCAATCCTTCTTCGACTGCTTTCATAAATGCATCTGGTACATTTACAGCGTTATGTAGATTCAATGCTTTTCTTCCAACATCACCAGTTGGAATACGAAGCTTTAAAAACTCTTCGATGTCTGGATGTGAAATATCAATATAAGCTGCATACGAACCTTTTCTGGTTTTACCTTGTCGGTAGGCAATCATATCAGCATCTACTGTGTGTAGAAATGGAATTGGGCCTGGAGCAATATTTGATACTGAACGAACAGCATTCCAGTGACCACCAACCCCACCACCTTTTACTGATAACCATCTTAATTCAGCAGTGTGTTCAATAAGTCCTTCTAGACTATCTGGAACATATGATAGGAAACATGAAATGGGTAATGCTTTAATCTTTTCTTTTGGTAATACTGCATTTGATAAAACTGGCGATGCATACATAAACCAATTTTTACTAGCAGCATCATAAATTCTTTGTGCAAGTTTTTTATCTCCGAATGAATAACATGCAGCCGCTCTTGCAAATGCATGTTGAGGTGATGGTTCATCATCTCTACAATAATAATCTAATAATAGTTTTGATGATTGGTCTGATAAATTATCATCTCTTGATAGATCAATGTTGATCCCTTGATAAACTTTAGACATTTTGTTTACTCCATTGAGAAAATTTGATCTTAGCGGTCAAACCTTGATATGTGTTATCCTTAATTATTTTCGTGATTTCTTCTTTTGTCCGTCCTGCTAGTATCATATCGTTTATATCCTTCTCTCGTACATTATCTGGCCACAAAACAACTTTGTAATCCAAATCTATTATCTTTCTAATTCTTTTTAGTATCTCAATGCCTCGTCTTTCATTATCAAATATAATTACTTTATTGTCTTTGTCTAACTTCGTAAAATCAGCACCAGCAACAGCAATACAGTTATCTAAGAACAAACTATCTATGGGGCCTTCAACTACATAAGTTAATTTATTTTTTTGTAGTTGGTGCAGTCCATATATATTATCCTTATCTTCATTCAAACTGATAGTGATATACTTAGGTGTCTCATTACCAAATGCTCTTCCTTGTAGAGCAAACATATTATTTTCTTCATCAAAGAATGGAATGACCAACCGTGGGTGGTCTCCACCTAAAGATGAAAACTTATTAGGAATTAAAGTATTAACCCATGTAAAAAACTTAGGTGCATAAAACAATTCAAAATGTTTATTAGTGGGTATCTTACGACTTTCTACCCATCTCTTAACTGGATGATTAAATCCAAGTTGAGAAATCTTTTTAAGTTTAGTCAGAGGAGGCATACCCTCTTTAGTTCTCCTCATAAACTTAGGTTTTTGGAACTTACCTATATCATACTCTTCTTTGTCTGGAGTCTTTTTGTAAGTCTCTAGTATATAGTCTTTATGAACGCTCTCATCGACAAAAGATAGGAAATTTTTTAAACTTTTTCCAACCCCACAGTTGTGACACTTGTACACAAGGTTTTGTTCCTTACGGAATATGAAACCTCTTGCTTTAGTTGTAGATTTATGAGAATCGCCACAATATGGACATCTAAAATTCCAGAGAAAATCCCCCTTCTTTTTAAACTGTGATAATTGGCTAGATATAATATTGACGTATTTAATTTCATTGAACATAGTATGACTATACACCAAAAACTATGCAGAGTCAAGTACTATTTTGAATTTTGTTGATTAAAAAGTTCAAACAGTGTCTTAACCTTCTCACCAAGTACAATTATAGCGTAATGCATCTTTGCAAGTACTATTACCAATGTAACAAACCCAACTAATATGGGCCATAGTTTGATGAGCAACTCGAAAGAATCTGCCATGTTTTTCCTATAAATTTAAATTTATTAACTTATGTAAAATAAAACCAGCAACAATAGAACCACCAATTAGTACATGTCTCCACTTCTCCAGAACACCCACTCTGTCGTTAATATCACTCTTTAATGTATTAATCTTCTCTGTTTGTTCTGTATGTTGTTTAGACATTAAATCCATTGTTTCTCTACTCTGATCAGATATCCTCTTATGTAAAAGTTGTATCTGTTCTGAAAAGTCATTTCTTCTGGATTCTATCGCTTTATTTAATTCTGTCTGTTCTTCTTCTTGTCTGGATAATTTCTCTTCGTGTACAGCAAGCATACGATTTATGCTGTTAGAAACATCTGAAATTTTGTTTATTGCTGTATCTAATCTCAAATGTATTTGTTTGATATCAGATATCTCTTTTTTTAGGATTTCAACCTCTGTTTCTAAGCTCATTTAATTCTCTCTCTAATCTATTTAACCTCTTTGTGAGATTGGGGAATTTTTTCATCTGTTTCTCTTCAACTGTCGCTATCTTAATATCATATCGTTTCGCTGCCCAATTATATACTCTTTCTACTTTAGCATAAAACCACAATCCAAATTTAGTTTTCTTAAACCATTCGGCAGATGCATCTCCAATAACTGCACCAGCAATCGCTTTGAATAGGAAAAACCACACTATTCAATCTCCAATATCTTAATTGGGTGTATGTCATCACCCACTCTTTCTATTTGTAACTTACCTTGTTTACACACCCACCTAGGCCCATTCGCACCTTGGTTTCTTTTTATTATTCTTTTTACTTTCAAACACTCACCTAGTGTTTCTCTAGGTGTGAACTCTGTTGGTTTTATATCACCAGACATGAACATCATCAATACAAATCCACTGAAAATTTCCATCTCTTTCTTCCTATTTTATTTGTCCAATCTTGTCTTTTAATTTATCAAGATTTCCTTCTAGTTTTTTAATTCTTGTTTCATAAAAATCTAGAGTTAGTTTTTGTTGTTGATCATAAGGGGCCTTGCCGGTTTCTATATTTTGTGTAAGTTTTTCCAACTGTCCAGCAATATGCTCAATTAACATAAATTGTTCTGCATCAGCAGGTAAAGAACCCATATCACCTCTAGGCCATTTAATACGAAACTCTGTATTCTTTTCTAAATCAGATGTCATCAAGGTCTGTTCCGTTTCAATAGAATTTAGTCTTTCTATGATACCGAAATAAGCCCAAGTTGCTGCTGCAGCTGCTATGATGATTGACACCATATTTCTAATGGGCATTGCTACATTAGTATTATCTGAAATCTCTGCCATTTACAATCGCCTCTCCATACTATTTATAAGTTGTCAATCTTTTGACAGTCACTTAAATTTGACATAAACCAAAATATGAATTTTGACACTACTCTTTTGCAGAGGCAGGCCATCTTCCAAACATTCTTACTGCATAATACGAGGCATAGATTTTCAAACTAGATACCTCTGGTTCAGCAGATTTCATACCATCTAAGAATACACGATCTGAAAGATACCTTGCTCTTTTCCATGTTTTCTTATCTACCTTACCACCACCATGCCACCAGAAATGTCTAAGTTTTGCATATAGATGATCGTGGATTACAGCTGCTCTTGCAACATCCCACGGTGAAATAAAGGCCCAGATTGCTCTTGGAACAGAGGCAAGGTCAGTTTTCATACCTTTACCACATGATACTCTGCCTGTACCTTTACCAGTATCGACTACACTTGCGCCACACTGTGACAAAATTGCAACATCAGCATCGTTTAGTTCTTCGCTTTCAAATGATAATTGTTTTTCTAAAACCCAACTTTTAGGGGGTGTAAATTCAGCAACTAATTTACCATTAAACTTTCCCATAGTTAGTCCTTTCCCTTTGGTTCATCCGTTACAGCTTTCTGATAATAGATGATTATTTCTTTTTGTTGTTCAATATATCTTCTCAACTCTGCCATGTCTAATGCCAAGTTCTCATATGATGGAACAGACACAGCGTAAAAAACGTAATCACCATTTTCTTTCGTAAACTTCTCTTTAAACTCTTCGTAGTTTTTTTCCGTAACCACATAGAATTTAACTGGAAGCATTTTAACTGGTTTAGGCATAGGTTTTACATCTATTACTGGTTTAACAACCTTAGTAATAGTTACTATTTCCTTTTCAGGCATCCAACTACAACTACTTAGTAGTAGTAATAGACTCAAACATGTCAAGAACCTTTTGAGATGCATCATTTATCCTTTTTTGTGTTTCTTCTGGTTTGTTAAGAGATGCGGCTGGTAAATCTATTTTACTTAGTTTTTTCCTAAGTGTATTACCATATTTCTCTGCATCTATTAACTTTGAAGATAATTCTTTATTCAATTTACTTTGTTTTTCAAAGTTGTCTGTCATTGCTTTTATAGTCTCTTGGTTCTGTTGGTTTGCTACTTCTAGTTTTGCATTACTATCACGCAATACACCAAGTCTCTGTTGTGTGTCATTGTAGTAATAATATGCACCATAACCCACACCAGCGAGTAAACCCATAACTATTAACAATCCATATACTTTTATCATATTTTACCTCTCGTACTATTTATAAAGTTTCTTTTCTTCTGGCGGTCAAGTTTTTTTGTGTACCACACTGTGAATAACATTGTCTTATATTATTTTTTGGGTCATTACTCCATAGTAATTCTATATAATCTCCTTGTTTTTTATATTCATTTATTATCTCATCCCAATCATATTTTCTTAAATCTATTTTCATGTTTTTTAAAATTTGTACATGTTTAGCTTTATGCCCAACATGGTTTGGATTGTATTTAGATGCAAATTGATAATTACCCCACCAACAACAAGGTAAAACATCTCCATCACATGATACAAATAATTCCTCTTTTTTTTGTGATTGGCACAATATTCCAGATCCAGATGCATCCCAAGTTGATTCTGTCCATTTCTTTAATTCATTATTTTGTGGAACATAACTTGGTGTTCCACCAAATTTATCTAACATTTGTTGTTGAATCTTTTTTACTGGTGGTACTCTTGGTTCTCTTATTATACCATCTTCTAAAACGGTACGATTATTTCTTCTAAGTTCAAATTTTTTAAACCCCATCTTTTTTGCAAGTTCTCTTGCCTCATCTATTTGATGTTCGTTATGTTGAAATGCTATAAATACCCACTCTGCTCTACCACCATTATCTATAAATGTTTGTGCATTTTTAATAATCGCATCAAAATTAGTATTTCTTCTATATAAATGATTTGTATCTCTCAACCCATCTATACTAAATCTTACATGACTCTTTCTTCTTGTCATGGTTTTTGCAAGTTTTGTCCACCACTCTGTATTTCGCAAAGAACCATTTGTTACGACATGTATCTTACATTCAAATTGTTCTATGTATTCTACTATATCTATGAGTTTGGGATGAATTGCTGGATCACCATAATTACCACAAAAATTAACACGCTCCATAGTTTCCCAAGGGATCTTTTTAAGAGTCTCTAATTGCAAATCTATCCAACCAGAGTTCTCTATAAATTCTGTAACACCACTAGGTCTACTAGATGTTCTTCCACAAAGAGGACATCCAGCATTACACCTATTAGTAAGTTCTATAT